TTGAACGGCACGTTGTTGTTGATTGAAGAAGGCCCAAACGCGGGTGATCGACCCACGTTCTCTCTGGCTCTTGCCTGTCTTGCTTGCTCAACGGCTGCGTTCCATCTTTCGCCCGCAGTCATTGATCCACCTTGCTGCTGATTTCTGGCATCAAAGTCACGGCGCAGTTCTGCGTATGACGGGTAAACGATTGTCTCGTTTGGCCCGAGTGACAGACGTGGGTCGAGCGGAGCAGGCTCGATACGACCAGAAGCCTCGCGTGAGGAGGCGCGGTTTATGGTTGATGCTGCCGGAGGAGGTGGCGAGCTATTGTTTACTGCTGCTGCTGGGGGTGCGTTGTTATTTGCGCTAACCGCCCCCGGGAGGGAGACTCCCGGGGGCAACTCCTCCACCTGTCCTGACAGCTTCTTCTATCAGGCGCAGGCGATCAGTGATTGGGCGAAGGTCTCCAGTCTCACGAGCTTTGGCTGCAAGCGCTTCAAGGTTTCTTGCCTCGTCTGGGTGTGCAGCCAGATACTCGGTCATGTGTTGGTTGTTGTACCCGGCAGATGAGCCAACCGCACCAGTGCCACCCATCCTCTCGACCCACGCATCAAACTCTTGAAAGTTTCTGAAGCCCAATTTTTGAACGTCTGCCTCTTTGCGCATGAGCCTGTCGTATGGGCCAAAGAACCCAGAGTACACACCCATGGCTGAGTTAAGAGACTGACTAGCTTTTCCAGTGCGGTCGGCTCTATCAAGGTAGTTTCCAACCGCCGTCTTATTTGGATCGGAGGCTGGAACTGGTTCGCTGAGTGCGTTATTCCTTGCGGCCTGCTCATTTGTTGGCAAGCTCGACCTTGGTGCTGCCTTGCTGTGGTCGATGCGGCTGATCTGCGAGTCGATGTTGTTCACCATCTTGTCGTACTCAGCAAGCTGCTGGTTCAGGTAATCCTGAACACTGCCAGAGCCAACTCTTGTGCTGCCGTCTGCGTTCTTAATGGTGAACTGAATTTGCGTCCCATACTCTTGGAAGTTGGCGACCTCACCAGAAGTCCACTTGACACGCATGTTGCTGACAATGGTTCTGATGTTTTGCTTGTTGGCCTCGATCTCTGCCGCAAAGTCTTTTGTGTATGCGGAACCGTTCCAGTTTGCTGGGCCATCATTGGTAACCTTAGTCATGAGGTTGCCAATGAGTTTGTTCAAGAGATCGGCGGACTCGGTGACATGACGGCTGATCGACTCGCCCGGACGAACCGCCACACCTTTGGCAGCCATGTGCTCAGACGAAAACTTGATTGCAAGCTCGGGCTTAGTGCGCCATTGGTACTTTCTCTGAAGTCCAGCCAAGACGGTCTCAGCGTTGTCTGCACCCTTCTCAAGGGCAGCAGCAGTTTTGACGACGTCGTCTAGCGGAGCGTCAGTGGATAGGCCACGCTCGACCAAGTTGATTAAGGCCAAGTACGCTGGGCCTTCTTTTTTCAGCGAGCCTGTTGCAACGGCGCTGTTGACGCTCGTCTTGATGTTGACCTTGAAGTTGTCGAAATACGAGTCAGCTTGCGACTGACCGTATGCAGTTGCAGCAGCCTGACTTTGTTGGAAGTCAAAGCGAGCACGCATACGAGTGAACGTCTGCTCAAAGTCTGTTCCAAGAACTTTTCTTGCTTCGTCGATGCTGGCAAAGCGCTGCATGCCAACACGCGCTGACGCATTGTTGATGATGTCAAGCATCATGTCTGGAGTCATCGCTTGACCTCGATAGGTCTCAAGCAAAGATTTCAGTTCACCGTCTGGCGCTGTCAAAAGATTGTTGAGTTCTTTGACCTTGCGAGAATTTTCCGCAGAGGTCGTTACGTCTCTACGATTCTTCAAAGAGTCGATGAGTTGAGTGATCTCTTTGTCTGTTGGATTGACAAGGCCGTGTGCAGAAGCAATACCCATGACGCGCTTTTTGAGAGCGGTGTCATCCATGTAGATCATGGTGGGATCATTCAGCGTCTCAATCGCTTGGAAAGCGTTTTGCATGCTTGCCTTACGCTGAGTTTCAAGGCGATCAGTCATTGACTGACGCAGCATTTGCCTGACGATTGCTGGCTCTTTCTCGAACAGTGCGTCAATGTCCTTTGGGTCATTGGCGTTCGTGAAGCGAGGTGTTGTGATGAGTTCAGCAACTCGCGTGTTGAGCTTCTTCGTCTGAATTGTTTCTAGGCTTCCGCTGTGCTTTGACCACCATGTTGCGCCAGCATCAGGGCCAAAAGCCTTGATAATTTTTTGTTGGGCGATTTCTGGTGTGTCAGCAATGTCGATGAATGCAGAGCCAGTGTCGAGTTGCTTTTGGTTGTTCTCGAAGTCTCTTGTTGTGCGGTCGAGGATGTTTGAGACGACACGCTGGTTCTGGTTGCCAGCAATCGTCTTCATCATGGACTGAGCAGGAAGCGCATCAGAGAAGTAGGGATCGCCGCCAGTAATTGACTGGCGGAAATTGTCCAACGCCTCTGCGGTGAGAGGCGTGTCATTCTTTGTGGCTTCGTCGATAAACATCTGCCACGCCTTGGCGTTCTCAGAGCGTTGCTCGCGAAGGAACTTCTTTCCTTCCTCCCAACCCTCTATGTAGCCAGCATAGTTGCGTGCCATTGTTTCCCCCGTTACTTAGTAGTGCCGCTGGCAGTGCCCATCTGGCGCAAGATCGAGCCAATCTTTTCATCAAGACTTGCAGTTGTCCAACCAGCGTACTTGTTGGCGTCTGTGGAAGCCGTTGTGTAACTCTTGGACAAGTCTGCGTACCCCTGATTGACGCTTTGCGCGAGCGCACTGTTTTGCTGTGGCAAAAGATTTCTCTCTGCGTTGAACTGGGTTCCGTACACAGTGCCCATCTCGTTGAGCAAGTTTGACCGACCCTTTTGGATGGTGTCCTGCATGGAAGATGAGCGCTGAATGGCCTGATCGTATGCAGCCTGATCTGCTTTCATGAACTCTGGCGCAAACTTTGCCACGATCTCTGCTTGCTGATCGTTGTTGAGCGTGCTTTCGCCCATACCTTTTGCGATGTTGCCAGCCCAAGTGCGGCTTGAGACTAGGTTGACTGCCTTGTTGATGTCGCCGAAGTTCTGCTCGCGCAGAGTCAAGTAGTCTTTTTGAATCTGAGACGGATTGACTGTGTAGGGCGTGCCCAAGTAGGCGTATGCCTGCTGCATTGCTGCGCCCAAGTTCGACGACTCCTGAAGCAGTCGATCACGCAGTGCAAGATAATCAGCCCGATTCTGAGAATCGGTCTCCATCATGTACTGAAGATATTTAGCCTGATTGGCTAGGGCAACTTGGCGCTCTGCATCAGCTTGGCGTGCGTTCGCATCAGCTTGAAAGACATCTACACCTTGACCGATAAGCTGCGCCCATCCGCCAGCCTCTCCGCCAAGGAGCTTGTTGCCTACGTTGCCAAGGAAAGAGCCGATAGCCATATCGAGTGCTCCTTAGACGTTCATCATTCGAGCGCCAAAGCCGCGAGCCATGCGTGGGTTTTGCAGATACCGAGAGAAAGGCCCAGTTGCAACTTGCATTGCGAGCTTTGATCCGGGTACGAAACCGACGCCCTGCTGGCCTTGCTGAGACAGAAGAACGTAGTTTACATCTGGAGCAACAGCTTGGTTTGGGGTAGGCGGAGTCCCCACTGGTACGACGTCGCCAGACGGAGCAACCACTGGCGTCTCAGTCTGCTGCACGGTATCGGCTGGAAGAGCCTGCGTCACAACCTGACCTTCGCTGCCCATCAAAGCGCGACGACCAAAGCCTTCGCCACCGGGTGGGTTGCCAGCAAAGTTTTGAGGTGCGACCGCATAGGTTGCGGGCGGCAAGCCTTCGGCTGAAGGGATTTGCGTGCCGGGGTCTGCGCTCACCATGGAACGCAAGTCAGCACGTCTGTCCACCATCATCCCGGGCTGCTGACCCGTAGACGGCTGGCGCGTGCCTCCCATGAACTCAAACATGCGCTCGTCTTTTCTCTTCGCGCCTTGCAGGTAGGCGTCTCCGGCTGGCGCTTGCGCCATGGGAGACGTTGCCAACGCTTGGCGCAAGAAATCGAGCGGCTGTGCCGTTTGAGTTGTAGGTGTAGATACGCCCTGACCACCAAGGAACGCAGTGTTGACTGGTTGAGGTGTAGTGGCCTTGGGTTGTGTGGGTTGTTGGACTACGGGTGCTGGTGACCCGCCGCCGCCTCCGCCGCCTAGACTCATGATGGTTCTCCTTTACAAGATTGTCTCAACGATACTACTAAGACGATTGTTGGTCGTCCTAGCCCAAAAGAACTTTTGAACCCCATCCGCTTTGTGGCTGACCAGCAAGCGAAGACGAAAACGTCCCAGCGCCGCCGCCCTGAACGGGATTCATTGACGGCGCAAAGTTGCTCAGTGTTGGAGTCCTGCCCGCCCCACCAGTTTGGGCTGGCTGCCGGAATGCGGCTGGGGCTGTGTTTTGCATTTGCATTTGCATGGGGGTCACCGCTGGGCCAGCCTGAACATTAGGGTTCATGTATGGTCTTGCGTCATCAAGAAAAATCATTTTTTGGTCTATGGCCTGCTGTTGCTTTTGAGCAAGAGCCTGCTTTGCAAGAGCTTGCATGACCAGAGGGATGATGGCCCCAAACGCTCCACCGCTGGCGGCAGGAGGTGGGGCTTCTTGCGGCTGGGCAAGGCCAGCACCAGCGACTGCCCTTGCGATCAATTCACTCATGTTTTGAAACATTACATTTCCTTTCTGAAGTAGAGGCCGGTTTTCTCAAAGCCAAGATGGTTGGCAAACGACTCCCATCGTGGGTCAAGCCCCATGCCAGACGGAACAAAAGTGGCGATCACCGCGCCATTTTCCTTTGCCCAATGATCGTAAACCCTCATCAACTGTATGCCAGCCATGTGCCCACGGTCGTCTTTGTTGACAAACAGAAAGTCGTGGACAGCCATGATGTCGTTGCTGAAGGCTGGATTCTCCAAGTGAGCAATGACGAAGCCAATGACTCCGCTACCATCTTCAGCCACCCAGAACAACGACCAAGGGTTTTCAATCACGTTCCTTCCATAGGCCACCGACTTATCAGCATCGAACGAGACCATCTTGTAGATGCTTTCGCGCCAAAACTGCTCGGCAAGACGAAGGCATGGCTGGATGTCTGTCTCAGTCGCTGGCCTGACTTTCATGGTTTACCCTTATGCGTAGACCACGTTTTGTCCCCATCCGGTGCGGCGACCACGAGAGAGGGAGTTTGCAAATGAGCCTGAATCATAGGGTGCGCTGTTGTACGAGATTGCGCCAGTGTCCCGGTTCTTGACCTCGTTGAGCATGTTCACACCGGGTATACCCGTGATACTGGCTCCGCTCGCGTATGGCGCAGCACCACCCATGACGCCACCTGCGGATGTGCTGTTGATGGCTTCCGAGAAAGGCAGGAAGCTCATTTGTGTAGCAGTCGGCATCTGTTTTGCAGTGGCGGAACCCGGCAATGTCACCTGATTTTTCATGGCGGCCTCGTACTGCTTGGCTGCCTCTTCTGCACCCAGCATTCCCGAGTAAGCTGCAATGCCGCCAGCAAGTTGTGTATTGAGAGCAACACTTCCTAGCTGACCGATGTTTGTTGCCATGACGTTTTTGACGGCAGCATCTGGGAGCCAGTTGATGACATTGGTTGCGCCCTTGGCAAGAGTGGCGGTCAAGCCTTCCTTGGCGGCTGCGTCTGCAAGACCCTGCCCAACGCTTTGCTGCGCAAGAGTTTTGGTGGCTTCTGTTGCGACAGTGTTTGTGGCGGATGAAGAACCGGCTGCGAGAGCACCTGCGGCTGTCGACGTGTCTGCCACAGCGCCAGCAGCAGAGCTTGTGCCACCAGTCGATGGAGTGCTCATGGATGCGCCAATGTAGGACACGCCAGCAGAAAGCGCCGCTTCTTCCCACGAACCGCCAGTTGCTTTGGTTGCTGCGGCGGAAGCTGCGGCAGCACCGGCTGGGCCACCCAGAGCAAAGCCGACAATGGGCGCGGCAATGCGCACAAGGCTGCTCCAGAAGCCAAAGTTCTGTTCGCCCGTGTAGGGGTTGTACATGCCGTTCGGGTCGCCCGCAATGTAGTTGCTTGGCAGGCCGCCGCTCTGAAGAATCGCGACTTTCGCCAAGTTGGCGATGTCGGGGTTCTGCTCCATGACTTGCCTTGGGATGACCAAGTCACCGGGCTGAGTTTTGGATGGAATGATGTCACCCTTGACGGCGTGCCAAGGGAAGGACGCGATCTCCTTTTGTCCGGGGATGTCAGGTAGGTATGCCATTCAACACTCCTTAGATGTTCAGTGTTGCCACTGAGACGCCCACCTCCAAGGTGTTTGCGCTGGTGGCAGAAGTGACGACCAATTCCAGACGGCGACCAGACGACGTTCCGTCTACTTCCAGAACCGTTGGCATGTCTTGAGACAAGCGAGAGTTCGTTACGGCGAAAGTCGTGCCAATGGTTGAACCATCGACCGCCAACTGAATCGTGCAAGTTCCTGAGACGAGCTTCGCTGTGATGCCGTCAATGCGGATTTTTTGCTTGTAGACCACGCCAAGGAAGTAGGTCTTGTTGGTCACAGTGGCTGCGCTGTCTTCGTGAGGAGAGAAGAAGTCGAGCGTGTAGGTGGCGAAGGTGTCTGGCAACTGGTTGACAGGCATCTTGCCGCCAGAGCCGAGCGTAGCAACACCGTTCGCAGCGCCCATGTAGGTCTTGGGAACAACGGCTGAGAAGTCGATGTTGCCGTATTCGAGCGCAGTACCAGTGCCGTTCACGCGAACGTACTGACCAGCGTTTGATTGCAAGAACGTGGGCAGAGACGAGTCGGGCGAGGTTTGCAGCCACTGAGTGCCGTCGTAGAACTTCAAAACAACGGGCGTCTTAGAAGTGTCGAGCCATAAGTCCGACGTTGCTGCACCCTGCGGAGTGCTCGATGCAATGGTCATGTTGGCCTTTGCAGCAAGCGTTGTTGCGAGGGAAGCAACCTTGCTTTGTGGAATCTCGTTAGCGGCAACTGCTAACTTGTTCCATAAGATGTAGCCTTGATCGTTCGTGTAGTTGTCCTCGAACATGAGACCAGCTACCGTCTTGAGTGATGTGTTCTCAACGGTCAACACGGTGATCTTGTCGCCAGTTGTCAGGCCAGCAGGATCGAGGAACGTGATAGTGTCTGCTGCGGCGGACGCCAAATAGTCGGCAGCACCGCCTTCTTCTTGAAGAACACCGTTTCGCCATACCAAGATTTTTTCATCTTCGGTGTGGACAAATGGAATGACAGTCGTAGAACCTTGCACGTCGGTGTCTTGACGGCGGAAGTTCGTAACAGCTTGTGACCGGATCGAATAAATCGTGATCTTGTCTCCAAGCACAACACCATTGGCGAGTGTAACTGTGTTCGCCGATGTGTTGTATGTGAACTGCGAAGGAATGCCAGTGTTGGTTGCGCCAACCAAAAGCAAGCCGTTTTGATACACCACAATATTTGAGACGGCTGGGTCAAACGAATACGACACCGTCGCAGCCGCAGAGGTCAGTGCGGCGAGCGTAGCAGTAGCTGTTGCCTGAACACCGCCCGCTGTCTGAGGAGCCTGAATTGTGATGGTAGGAGCCTGCGTATAGCCGGAACCTTGGCTGGTAATCGCGATTCCTGTCACAGCACCAGAACCGTTGATCGTCGCCACGGCTACTGGTCGCGTACCATTGCCGTCTTGCGGAGCAGAGAACGAAACAGTTGGTGCGGTTGTGTAGCCAGAACCAGCAGTGCCAACGGCAGCGCTTGCTACGCCAGTGGTGATGAGCTTGTCTTGACGGTTGTAGAAGAACGGGCCTTCCACGTTACCGACAGACGAGCCGGATGGGCCGCGAAGCGACGCAATGTCGTAGAGCGTGATCCAGCCAGACTCAGAGCTTGCGTACTGACCGACTCGGTATTGCAGCCCAGAGACGGTGTCGACGCGGAACTCGATAGGGCCACGGAACTCACCGGCCTCGTTGAAGAGGATAGAAAGAAGCTCGGCGACCGTCTTGTTGCCAAGCTCTGCCGTGTTGAGGTATCGAATTACGTTCTCAAAATCCGTGTGGATGTTGCCTGAGTTGACGTAGTTCTGAGGGTGTTGCTGTCGTAGTCGAGCCATTTTTTAAGTCCTTCAAGAAGTTCTTACCGTGACGGCAAAGCCAATGATTTTCAGCAGCCCCTTACCACGGGTAGTGAACCGGAACTGTACACCGCGATAGCGGTGCTCAAACTTCCGTTCATACTGACGTGATAGCGGAACATCGGGGAATTTGTCGTCCGCGCCGCCGTCTTCGATCAGGAACTGCATCGAAGTCAAATAGCGACCACGCTCGTCAAAAGCCTCTACCTGAAGTTCGCCTTTGCCCGTTGCCTGCAAGATGAAGGAGAACGACTCTTTGATGTCGTTCAACGCACCCTGCCACAAAATTGGTGTAGTGACGATCATTTCCGGGCTGAAGTCAGCCGTCTCGTCTTCAATGTATTTGCGCTCCCACACACCACCCGGAGTGCCAAAAACAGTCACTCCGCCAAGTTGGCGACCACACATGGCGTTTAGGAAGTCTCCGGTAGACCACTTTGATTCGCCGCCCTGCATCGGGTTTAGAGTGAGGGTAAGCCGCTTGCAGATGAGGTCTGAGATGGGGAAGAAGACGTGATACTGGCCCTCGTCTTGATCGAAGTAGGCAGAGATTTGCTCTGGGTCTTGAACCATCTTGACCATGCTTCGGTAAAGCGAGTCGATCTTGTTCGACATTGGGATCGAGAAGATCGTGATACCGTTTGTGTCAGAGCGACGCAATGAGTGAACGCCATCGCGAGAGCAGAACATCAAGTCTGATCCGGCGGTGACGATGGAGTTGTGGCTGATGGTTCCAACCTTGACGTTAGCTTTGTCGTCAATGGCCCACTGTGTGTAGTCTGGGTGCAACTGGTAGACCAGAGTCTGGTCATTCGTGAACACGGCAAGACGGTTGTTTTCAAACACGCCAAGGCCGCGAATTTCGTCAGCGGTTCCAATGATGTTTGCAACGTCAATCTTGGCAGCCTTGGTTACGTCGGTGGAGCGTGCGTCTTCGTCTTCGGTGAAGACATCTTCGTTGTCGACTCGGCTGATGTCGATGATGGTGCGTTTGTCTGGAGCACCAGCGATTGCAAGACGGCGCTGAATAGCGACGCCGTATGCTGGGCGAGCATTGTTCTTTGTCTTGATCTTCTCGAAGATGCTACCGTCGTAGTGATACATCGGGTAGTCACGGGAGAAAAACATCAACTGGTTGTTGAACATAGCTGTCGTAACAACTGCGTTTCTCGGGTACACCTCGTTGGCCTTGTGCCCTTTTTCTGAGACGAGGCTTACGCCGCCACCATCCTTCTGCGCCCAAGCCAATAGGTTGCGACCGAAGAACGTGACGTGTTTGATGAGTCGGTTGCCTTCTGTACGCTGGCTTGCGCCCGGGTCACGAACGAGAGCGCCTCGCCAATCGGCGAAGCCATTGAGGATCGAAAGCATGTGCTGCTTCTGACCAGTATCCAAAGCGCCTTTGTCGCGAGACGAGTCAATGCCTTGGTAATCCTCGTAGGGATATACCTTGACCTTGACTCCAGATGGCGCGTAGATCGTTGACATTAGCTGTTCCTTCTAGCGTCGTATGAGACAGACCCAGATGGTTCATTGCCAGCGCCTCTATCCACTGGCGAGAGTTCAATTTTTCCATTCCCGTACTTGCGGTTGAACAAAATCCTGTTCATGCCCTTGAAGTACATTGGGCCGTATGCCTCAACTTTATTGGACTGCTGCTGAATGGAGTAGTGGTAGAGAAGGCCGGTGACCATGATTGGGTCGGGGATTGGCCTGATCTCAGATGGGTGAGTGTAGTAGTCAATGTCAACGCCCTCCCAATATGGGTGAGCGCGTAAGTCTTCGATCACAAGATTGCCAAACTCGGTGAACATCATCATGACTTCACCATCCACAGTTCCGGGGTGCATGTCGCCATAACGGCGCAGGGCTTGGAAGACGAGGATTTCGAGCGGAGAGTATGGCTCTGCAATGTGAGGAGAGCTTGCGGAGTATCTATTGCGCTGCTCCTTTGCGTCGTACAAGTCATGCCACGCAGCATCAGCCTCATTGAGCTTTGCTTTGTTGATGACTGCACGAGGGTCTGAAGCGCCAGCGGTCACGCGCCCATGAACATCAATGTGCGTAGGCTCTTGCGTTGGCTTGAACATGTCTTTGTACGCGGTTGGGTCATGGGCCATGATGGATTACTCCTTCGCTTTGATGATGCGACCACTCACAAAGTGAGAGTGCATCTCGAAACGGTCAGAAACTTCGGTGGGAATACGCCAGCACAAGTGCTTTTTGTCTTTGTCCCATGCTGGTGAGTAGTCAGTGCCAGCCACCTTGATGTCGAAGGTGATCTTCTCCGGCTTGGCGCTGACGTAGTAGACGTACTTGGACGGGTCTTTTGCGGCTGCCATCACGGTTGCTGCTGCGTCACGGGCGTCTTTCGTCTCGGCTTTTTTGGCTGCGCGTTTGCGAAGCTCATTGCGGTCTGTCGTCTCAACAGAATCTTCTGCTTGGGGTGCGTTTTCGTTGTCAGACATTTAAGTCTCCTTTTAGTAAAAAGGGCCGAGGGGGTGGGATACCTCCTCGGCCCATTGTTGCCTAGAACTACCGAGGCTGTCGTCCGATCAGCTTACGGCAGACCAGTTCTTCACGATGGCGTGAGGCTTGGCTTGGAGCATCTCCAGACCGCACTCAGTCATGTACATGTGCTTCATACCGTCGAAGTCGTTGTTCTGGATTTCGCGCAACAGTTGAGTGTCGCGACCTTGGAGGTAGCGATACTTCAGGTTGGGCATGTCCAGAACCACCATGGTTTGTTCCATGTTGGGGATTTGACGGAACATGGGGTGCATGTACACGAGCAGGTCGCCTGCGAAGGTGGTGTAGCGTGTGAACGAGACACCGTAGGCGTTGTCCACTTGGGTGGGCTGCCAACGGTTCTTGCCGATCTCCATCATGTTGGAGATGACGCGAGAGCCGCAGAAGGCAACTTTCTCGGTGGAGCCATAAGCGAACAGGTTCTCGATCAACAAGCGGTCGAACTCTTTCTCCGTGATCTTGTTGGCAGTTGCGAAGCCAGAAGCAGCGTCATAGACGTTGGTGATTTGGCTCAACAGGCCGCCAGTGAAGCGGGTGGGAGTTGCGGTGCTGCCGTTCTTCTCGTGACGACGACCGAAGAACATTGCGCGTTCGATGTCGGACATGTGCAGCTTGAGCGCCTTAGTCAGTTGCTCTTGCTCCTTGTCGCCGGTGCGCAAGTAGGTGTTCTTCAAAGTACCGCTGACCTGCACCGCAGTCTTGAAAATCTGGGTGTAGTTGTAGTCAGTGGTGGGGTCGAACGACACGGGGGTGGGGCTAGTGCCACCTTCCTGATCTGCAAAGCCAGCAATGACGAGGTCGTCGTTGTCAGCGATGGTGAAGGAAGTGCCGCCAATGTTGCGCTCAACAGTGATGGTGTTAGCACCAGTGTTAGCGTCAGCACTTGCACGCATCAATTCACCAGTCTTGGTGTTGTAGATCAGAGTGCCAGCAACCACGAAGCCTTCGTCGTCGCTGTTGTCCACGGTGATGGTCGTGGCGCTGGAGTTGTAGCCAGCAGCGTCGTTGACCTTCAGAACGCGGTTAGGCAGTTCGTCGCGGAAGTGGTTGAACTTGGGGTCATCGGTAGATTCCGAGCCAGCCATTGCAAGCAGAGCTTGCAGGGGTGCAGTACCGTTCGGCTCCAAGAGAGTGAACAGTTCGCGATAGTTAGTGGGTCGGAAGTCAGCCGAAAACTGACCCGTCCCACGCAGTCCGGTGATAGCAGCCATGTTTATTACTCCTTGAAAAGTTGATGGCGTTGGTTTGCGTGTTTCCAGTCTTTCGACTCAACTCCAACCAGATTAGCGTGCAGCATTTTGGTCTCGTCTCGTCTTTTCTCATGTCCCGCATTTGAGGCCGTAGCGTCTGTGGGACATGAGACAATTTTTTACCATAAACGTGAATCCGTCGTCCCTGTTACACCATGTTTCGTTTCTTCATGATGTCTTGGGTGACGGTGTCAATGAATGCTTGGTTGGCGTCTGCGGCGGGGGCGCGACCATTGGCTGTCGGCTGCGTGCCGACGTTGCCAGTGAAAGCTGTCCGACGCTGGGCCATCAAGCGCAAGCGTTCCATCTCACCAGAGTTCATGTTGTTCCGAAAATCGGACACAACCTTGTCGGTGAGACGAGGGTCAACAAAGTCCTCGATGGTGTAGCCACGTTCAAAGGCGTAGGTAAAGAAGTCGTTTTCGGCCTCGTCGGGAAGCTGATACCTCTGTTGGGCGCTGTTCAGGTTATTGGCTGCCATTGAGCGCATGTTCTGAACTTGCGCTTGGTGGGCATCAACAACTTGCTGCTGAACTTGGCCTTGTACGCCTTGAGCCTGCTGAAGAATCTGCATCATCATCTGCTTCAGTTGGGCGTTGTCGTTTTGCAGGGCGGTCATTTGAGCCGCTGCTTGACGGTAGGCCGGAGGCAGAGAGATTGCGTTTTCTTGCTCCCATTGCTGCATAGCCATTTCCATGTCATGCGGCACTGGGAGGCCAACTTGCGTTGGCTGAGTGGGCTGCCCGCCCATCTGGGCGTTGTGCACCATGGCGTTCAGGGCGGTCTGCACAAGCTGAACCACCTCGGCTGGGCCGACTTGGTAGCCTTGGGCGGCAGCCGCCTCCTGAATCTGAGTAGCCATTTCCAGCAGTTGCTGGTTGGGAGCCACTTGCGTTTGATGGCGATAGTTGAGATCGCGGTAGCGCTGGAAGGTGTCCTTGATCTGGTTGGGTGAGAGACGACGCATTTGTCCGTCTCCAAAGTCAACGTCGATGAAGGTCATCGCATCCATGTTGGACTTGTCGCCCTCAGTTTGAGGTGACGCAGTCGCAGCCGCTTTTTCCATAGCGGTCGGTTTTTCTTGTGGGTTCTTTGGGTCTGCACCGGGCGTGTTCATCGCTTGCTGCTGCGCTTGAGCGGCCTGCTGCTGCGCTTGTTGCATACCCTGTTGTGCTGTGCCAAGCGTTTCATTGACGACGCTGTCGATGAAAGTTTGGTCTTGCTGTTGGTCAATACCTGCCATTTTTTTCTCCTTGTCAGCCGTAGCGGACGTTACATGCCAGCCGTAGCGGGCGGTTCTATGGTGCTGCCAGTTGGTTCTTTCGACATTGCTGCTTCCATCAGCACGTCGTTCTCAAGACGAAGTCTCAAGGCCATTGGCAGTTCGAGCAATCGGCGAGCAGCCCACATGGCTCCCCTCCGAAAATTGATTTCTTCTAGCGTCATGTTGGGGGACTCGGCAATGTTGTAAGCAGCACGCAAGATGTCGTCTTGCATTGCCTGCTTTGCGTAGGCCCAGCCTGCGCTTGCTTCGAGTTCTTGGACGGCTTTCAGCGCGTCCTTCGGTTTCATTTGCCCCATTTGGTGTATACCCCTAGAGCGATCACGCTGAGAATGCCAAGCGTGATCCACTTGACGAATGTTGCAAGCATGGTTTTCCTGACGTCGCGCCATCCATCAATAAGGTCGCGCAAGTCCGCAATGTCTTTGCCAGCATTGTCGTCGTGAAGTCCGACCTCTCTGAGAGCTTGTTGTGCGCCTTCGCGTGCGGCTTCTTTGAGGAGGGTCTGAAGTTTTTGTTCATCCAATTCCATGTTAATAGTCCACATTGTTGGCGTCCCAGAGAATGACGGGAGTCTCAAAAGGTTCAGTTGTTGCGTATTCCTCTACGCAGATTTGAGGCATGATAGCCAATGTATCGCCACCATCAAAGCGTTTGATCCAGCTTGGTGAACCGGCTTGATCGTCGAGCAAGTAGATGTTGGTTCTGAAGTAGCCGTTTGGATGGTAGTTTACGACGCGCCAGCGCACTGGACGCCGTCTTCCTTTGCCCCAAGACGGAACCTCAGTTTTGAATACTCGGTATCCGTCTGAGTCGTATTCTCGATGGAACTCCCAGCCGTAGGCTTCCTCTCCAAACTGCCACATGTAGCGGAACATCATGTAGTCGTTTCTGACGGACACTCCATCTGAGGCAGAACCGCCACGATACAGGTAGCAGCCAACGCGGACTCTGATGATGCTGTTGTCTGAGACGGGTGTGTAGTTCATGTACATGCCGTCAGGGAGCGATGCGCCCGGAGCATCCGGCCTGTCGTAGTCATTACTGATGGTGGCAAGGCGCGGCTTTGGCGTGCTCATGAACAAAGAAACTCGACGCAGCAAGTTTCCGACTTGCCGCTCTTGAAGGAGTGGGGAGTCGTGCGATGCGTGAATCGAGTTCTGTGCAAACATGGTCAGAAATCCAAGTTCTTTTCATCCCAGCGCATAACGGCTGGTTTCCCGGGTTCAGTGTTTTCCCACTCTTCAATCGTGAAGCGACGCAAGTACGCATCAATGCGAGCGCCAGTGAAGGCAGCGTAGTTGTCACCCGGGTGAAGGTTGACCGTATTTCCATCCCAGCTTGCAGCGCGAATCGAGACGGGTTTCGTCATCCCTTTGCCCCAAGACGGCATATCCCACGTCCATTCGTCAACTGAGTCCATCGCGTAGGCGGTCTTGTAGTAGGTGTTGATGCCTCGACCATCAACCTCGCAGTCGATTGAGTAGCGCTGGTATGTCGTGTCGCGGTAAATGTAGCCAGAGCACATGACGCGAATCAGGCTGTCTTCTGCAACGGGGGTGTAGTTGATCCGCCAGCCATCGAAGTGTTTTGCGTTTTGCTGGAACCAACATGAGTTGCCGCTGAAGTTTGGAAGCGCAACTCCATTGTCGGTGTCTGGTTTGGCGGGTCGAATAAAACACAAGCGCCGAAGGCAGGTGTAACCTTCCTCCCGGCGCTCTGTTTGAGACGACGGCACTCCTGCGAAGATGTTGTAGCCGTCAGCCATCTAGGCTCTCCTTATGCCAAGCCGACTTCTGCCTTGGTCGCTTCGCGATCACGGAAAAACGCTGGGCAGTATTTGGCTACTGAGTCGAGTTCCTCTTCGTCAGTGATGACAGACCAACCGATTTCAGCGGGCTGATCGGGGATGGTCACGTTGGTGTCAATGAAGAAGTAGCACTTCCCATTGACGCCATTCATACCAAGAGAGACGAAGCCTTCGGCGACATTGCAGTGTGTCTTTCCGTCAGGGGATTTGTATCCGTAGATTGCCATTTGTTTTCTCCTTAGACGATGATCTGCATTGGCGAGTATGTGTTAGCGCCATCAGGGCGACCAGACATGTAGTTGCCTGAGTCGTAGCCGCACCAGTGAACCACGCCCTCTTCATCCAGCGCCATCCATGCGTTTTCAAGCGTAGAGCCGGAGTGGAAGCCTTGAACCGAGATGTGGCGAATATGATTGCCGGAGCGATTGGTGAAACCAACTCGACCATACTGAGTTTGCGGGGACGCGCTGTTGGGTCGAGCAAGCGTTGGTTGTTGATGTCCTGCGGTAAACGCAGCGCCATTGCGGCGGTTGATGCGGTCGTTTTTGTTGGCATGCGCCAATACGACAATGTTGTTGTAGTAGTAGGTGGTGCTGGTTGTTTGGCCCGCCCACTGAACGTCAGACACCCATTGAACCTTTTGGTTCAGCACAGGGACTGCGCGGTCGGTGGTATCGCCAAGGCCGAGCAAGCCGACGTTGTTCCGGCCCCATGTGTAGAACGTGCCGTCTTCGCACAGGGCGGCAGACGAACCGTAAACGCCACCGCCGCACCAGCAGTCGATGACGCGCTTGTTGGTATCTACGCCAATGACGTTGACTTGCGTCGGGGTGGAACGAGAGGTCGCTGAGTTGTCACCCAACTGACCGTAGCCGTTGTAGCCAAATGAGTAGAGACGACCATCGGCGCGGAGAGCAAGAGTCCAACCGTTTGCGTTGGATGAGTCGCCGCAGATGGCAACCTTCACGACAGCGCCGCCAATGTTGCAGAGAGTCGGTGTAGAGAGGTTGGTTACCGTACCGTTGCCGCACTGACCAGAAGTGTTCAGGCCACAGAGGTAAAGCTGATTGTCGTTGGTGATGAAAGCAACGTGGTAGCCGCCGGTGCGAACGCAGCGGACGTTTTGGTTGAAGACCGTGATCTTGGTTGGAGTAAGGCGGTTGTTTGTGTCGCCGTGACCAAGCTGACCATAGTTGTTGTAGCCCCAAGAGTAGACATCTCCGTCTTCCATCAAGGCGTAGACAGACAATGAGCTTGCACCATGGAACTGAACGTGCAAATAGCGCACGGGGCCAGCGTCAATAGGAAAGTCAACCTTGCGGAAGAAGGCACGATTGGAAACTCCGCCATCGCCTTGTTGGCCTTGAACGCCATAGCCAGTGCTGTAAATCGTGCCATCAGTGGTGACGACTGCGGTGTACTCGTAGGCTGAGACGACCTGTTTGATGTCAAACATTTCGTCTTCGGAGAACTCAATGCCTTCGTTCGTGTAGTTGTAGAGGGAGGGGCGGTACGGTATGCGAGCAGTGCCGGAAATGTCACCGTTACGACCGTTGGATGGAGAACCCCAAGTCCAGAAGCCGCCATCAAATGCTACGACCGAGCCGCCGCGATATGCGTAGCCGGGTTCTTGTGCAACGTCCCAAGTGCCTGCGTTGGCTGCAACAGGGAAAGTTGTGGCGTCTTCGATGTAGTTGCCGAGGCGGTTAGTTGGGACTGTGGAGATGGTGACCGGGGTAGCCGCTTGGCTGCCGTCGGGTTGGGTGTACTTGCCGCCTTTGTTGACGGAAAGGTCGGGGTTCATGCCGACGTAGTTGTTGTTGAGCGCCTTGATGCGGGTGTGCGGTTTTGCGCCGGAGAACTGCCAAGACGGAGCGCCGCTCTTGATGGTCAGTTGCGAGCCTTCTGCGCCAGCGCCAAGGCGAGCCTGAGCACCACCAGCGAAGACGACCATGTCGCCGTTGGTGGTCATGGGGGTTGTCAGTGCAGCCGTGATAGCGGCAATGTCGACCACAAACTCAACTTCAGCGCCATCGCAGTAGACCCAGCCGCGCTGGCCTGCGTTGATCTGCACATAGTCGTTTTGAGTTGAGGTCTTGATTCGGATGGGGATGGTGAGTCGGTTGTCGATAACGCTTGACCACCCGGTGTTGGGGGCAGTGACGCTCACGTTGCTGGCAGTGAAAGTGCCTGCTTGTGGCTTTACGACAATGACTTCTTTTTGGACTTGGTCGGTTGACAGCGTGATGGCTGCCGTACCGGGAGCGGGTTGCATGATGATTTCCGCAGGACGTGCGGCTGTATCAATCAACTCCAAAAGAGCGTCTGCGCCCATGAGGCGCTCGACTGCCGTGGACAGATAAACAAGGTCTCGCGGAGTTGCGGACGATGCGCCAGTGGCGGCGGCTAGAGACGTGCCACGGGTCTTGATGGTTTCTACGAGTTCGCGAAGCGATGCTGTTGACATTTTTGGCTCTCCTTAAAGCACGTCAATTCCGAGTAAGGCATATTCCTCAAGCAAATCCAAACGAGGCTCTGACTGCGCCCGGAATAGTTGAACTTCTGATAGCAACGCATTGCCGTCGAAGATCATTGACCATTTCGTTTGATCGAGAACCGCGCCCCCTGTATGAGAATATAGACAAACCCATACCTTGTCGTCGTCCTCGACCATGTCGAGACGATTGTAGGACTCGCCGGAGGCGTATGGCCCCTTCTGGCGGAAGAAATATTGGTTGGTGTTGATCCACCCTGCGTTGGGATCGGTGAATGTGCCGAAGCGACTTTGGACGTATCCGGTTGTCTCGTTTACCCTAAATTGAAGAGTGGTTGGGTTGAGCGATCCGGTGGCGTCAAAAATCTTGTCGAGCAGTGCGGGCAGCGTGATGTCACCCTTTTCGCACGCTTCGAGGTAGGTGTCGAGGACGTGAACTCCCGTTCTGGATGAACGAAGTTCAAGTTGCTCGCCTTTTGGTCTGGTAAAAGCCATTATTTCACCTCGTGCTCTTCGATGAACATAAGCAATTTGGCCTTAGTCAATGTGAACTTGTCGTCCTCCTTGTAGCGTTTCTGGAGGTACGCCACTGTGTCGGACAGCGTTTGTATTGTGGCACAGTGCTCGCATGCGTTGGATTGCGGAGCGGCCTGCGGGATTGCGGCGATGGCCTCTTGAATGAGAGCCTTGATGTAGGCGCGACCGTTCGGGGTCAAGCCGGACATGGACTCAAGTTGCGATGCGCGTGGGGTCGTCATCTTCTACCTCCTTGTGCTTGGCTCAACGGAATGATGTTGCCCTTCTGGGCCTCGGCGGCAATCTGCTCTTCCGGCATGACCGAAGCGCCGCGCATTTTTTCCATGAGCGCCATTTGCTGGGAAGGAGACGGGCCTTGGG